CCCCGAGGTATTAGAGCGGATAGGGCTTTGGGTGGAGCACCCCGATTATACGAAGGGTTGGGTCCATGTCCAGATAATGGCACCACGCTCGATGAAAAGGTTTTTTATTCCCTAAAAAATAGGGGATACTATTATTAAAGTAAACACTGAGCCGACCATAGCTCTTTTGAAAGCATAGGAGAACTCATGGCAACTACACTCAGCTACGGCTACATCAACCCGGCCAATGGTGACAGAGGCGCGGTTTGGTTTCCGGCCCTAAACAGTAACATCGTCAGGCTAAATGGGCACACCCACGACGGTGTGGACTCGGCCCTCATCCCATCAAGCAATCTCACTTCTGGTACAGTCTCGATCCCCGCTGCATCTTGGACTTCAAACGGAACAGGGTCTTACAAGCAAGACGTGACGGTTCCTTCTGGCTATTCAATGGATAGTTGCGCGATTACGATCAAATACGGAAGTGATATCATCTACCCAACCATAACAAAGCTCACGACCACAACTTTCCGAATTTATACACTTGATAACACTCTCACCTACTCGGCGGTATTCCGTTAATGGCATTAGCAAACCAACAACTTGTTGTAGGTGACTTCTCGGGTGGAATCACCGACTACACTCTTGATGCAGATCCGAACCAATCGGCTGAGCTTGAGAACTTTGTCATCAACAAGAACAAGAAACTTGAATCAGTCCCGGGGAGTACTATCTATGATGAAGACTTCCCCCAAATTCCAGACGGAAACGCTAGGATCTGCGGGATGTTCAAGTCCCTTGACCCGAACCTGTATGTAAACTCCGCCAGAAAGATCTGGTATCCTGGGAGCTCATCTTGGACTGAGCTCACGGGCCCGACATCTAACCCAGCCATCTCCACAGGCACAACTAGTTCGTTCATCTCAACTGCGGAGTGGAACGGGCACACTTACGTTGCAAACTCAGACTACTCAACACCCATTAAGATCTACAAGGACGGCTCCACTACTAAGGTTAGAACAGCAGGTCTCCCCGATCTTGCGAGCACCCCGACTTGTACGTCTGGTGGGGGCTCTGGGAATAACTACAACTACGCATTCCACTACTTCTACCAATACACAGTAGGCACCACACTCTTTGAAGACTATGGCCCTGTTACCTACGTCCAGAAGACCAACATCGGAGCCCCTAACGTCAACAACGTAGCCATCGCCGCAATCCCCACACTTGCAAATGGCGCAACCCTTAACTACGACACGACCGTAATTAAGGTGTACATCTACCGGACTGCAAACAATGGGCTTACTTACTACAAGATCGGCGAAGTCACAAACGGTACTGCTGTGTTCACGGACAACTTCGCAGACACGTCCATCACCAGTAACTTACTTCTATACACTAACGGCGGAACGCTTGACTATGATCCCCCGCCTCTTTGCAAATTTGTCCACATCGTAAACGGACTTGCTTACTGGGCGAACATCAAGGAAGGAACTGAGTACTTCACAAACCAGATCCGCCAGTCGATCCCGGGGGACCCCGACTCATGTCCTGCGGCTCTTACTGTAGATCTATTAGAGGAGATCGTGGGCATCTCAAGCTTCAACGACAATCCGATCGTGTTTACAAAAAAGAGAGCCGTCCGGTTGAATGGTACATACGATGAGCTAGGGCAGGGACAGGTGACATTCGAGGACATCACAAAAACTGTCGGTTGTATGAGTCACAACTCCATTGTGCAGACTCGGTTCGGGGTGTTTTGGGCTGGAGACGATGGGTTCTACTGGACTGATGGGTTTAACTTTAAAAAGATCTCTGACTCCATTAACGAGCGCTACAAGCAGATCGTGCTCGACTCTACCAGACAGTCTAGGATCTATGCGGCTTACGATACGACTGATAACAAGATCCACTGGGCGGTGACGTATGGAAGTGCCTCTACTGATAACGATTATTTTTTTACTCTTGATCTGCGTTACGGAATAACCGATGCGAGCACTTTTACTACTCGTCAGAATGGTTCTTCTTTTGCTCCTACTGCTATTATTTACTACCAAGGGAATTTGATTAGAGCAGACAAGCGTGGGTATGTGTTCACACACTCTACTTCATATCTCACAGACCCAAAAGTAGATACGAATGCCGCGTACTCCACATGGACGACTAAGGGGATTGTGCCATTGTACAAATCCACCATTTTCAACTTCGGACTCCCAATGGTTCGGAAGTGGGTTCCGAAGATCCTTCTCTCCATGCAGAACATCACAAACGTGTCGGTGCAGATCTCAGGCATCAACGACAACTCAAGCTTTGTGAATGATCTCACAGAGATCAGATATAGAGGAAATATCCTCTGGGGTGACCCTGATCCGCTTTGGGGTGCGGATACTCCTTACTGGTCGTATTTCAACCTGATTGAAGAGATGAGAAGGTTTCCAGCGAGGTCACTTCGTTGCTCGTTCAAACAAATTCAGATTACACAGAGCTACTCGATCATCTACAACTCGGACAGTTACGGCACTGCGACTGTGGATAGTTCCACAAAGACCGCAACCATCACAGGTGTATTTCCGACTGATATCGTAGACTACTATATCTCCTTCATTACAGACGGATACGACAAGCAGTACCAGATCACGGCCCGCAACTCAGACACAGTTCTCACATACCTTGATCCAGGCACAGAGCAAACATCTGGAAGCGGGGTCAAGTGGTTAATTAAGGGCTACCCCAAATCGGAAGTCTTCGACATCAACTCTTACGTCCTTTATTACGCACCGCTCACGGATCAGAGCTATAAGACGTACCGAACAGAGCAGGACTCTACGGGGGCTAACGCGTGAAGAAGCTATACGTCTCCCAAGTAGAGGACATGTACATGCAGCAGAACATGAAGGCACTGTCCGATGTCTTCTCTACAAACCCATTTCTAAAGGGGGAATGGCGGTTTATTACTATATCCGTTCCGGCGTCTGGGTCTGACATCACCTATGAGCACAAACTAAACTTCACCCCAACAGACATGCTTGTAACGTCACAAATTAACGGTACAATAACAGTGAAGTACCAGAGCTTTACTAGTCAGTTTATCGTCTTTGACGCAACTGTCACAACCGCTCCGATGACCGTTCGGGCATTAATTGGTAGATATACGGAGGGGACAATCGTTGTATAGCCCAACTTATTCAGAACTTAAGTCCTATCTTCAGAAAGAACTCGACCTAGAAGACGAGACGTTTATTACAGCAGACGAGTTCTTGTCGTACTTCAACGAAGCGGTGGACCTGGTCGAGAGCGCCATTCACAACATCTATGAGGACTACTTCTTAACGTCTTCCACCATCTTCCTCGTTAACGGAACACAAACTTACGACTTACCGACCGATATCTACGCTCAGAAGATCAGAAAGATCCTCTACTCCGATGGCTCAGCCATGAAGTACGAAGTGAAGCGGGTGAAGAAGCTTGAGGAGACGCTGTATATTACCGCTCCCGACCTTTACCGCTACATCATCAAGAACTCATCAAGTACAGGTCTTAAACTCGCCTTTTATCCAACCCCATCTGAAACAAGTTCTAACATGACTATCTGGTACATCAGAAACGCGCTTCGGTTTGTAGACGATACTGACGTGTGTGATATCCCAGAGTTCACCTCAGTCATCGTCCAGTTTGTGCGTTATAAGTGTCTTACTAAAGAAGGGCACCCAGACGCAGCGCAAGCCGCACAAGACTTGGAGCGGATGAAGCAAGAGATGGTTGACACCTTGACAGCAAGGGTTCCAGATGAGGACAATTACGTCTTAAAGGATACTGAATTTTACCGCGACTTTGATGACTGGCGGTTCGGGGGTACATTCTAATGGGCTTTAGTGATTGGGTTAATGGGGTCAAAGACCAGGCTATGGCGGGAGCACAAGCTGCTGCCGATGCACAAGATGCTGCTCGTAAGAGCAAGCTTGAGCAAGAGATGGCCGCAATGAAGCTTAAGTACAACCCCATTGAAGAAGGGGTTGATGCGAATGGAAAACCCACATTTAATTTAGCTCAAAACTTGCAGCTCTCATCTCCCGAAGGGTTCATTAACGCAGAACGTACTCGCCAAGCACAAGACGAAGCCATGCAACGAGACCAGGCTCAGATGTCAGCGGCTCAGGCGCAAGCTCAAGCTAGATCTGGGATGGCGTCTCGTGGTG